GTATTGTTGAAAGCCGGACAGGGTATCTAGTTTGCCGCATGGCATTATCCCGCATGGGAACAAAACAAAGGAGAAGGCCGCATGGCTTCAGGACGACCGAATGGAAGACCGGCTAAACCGGTTGAACGACACCGTGCCGCTGGTACGGGAAGAGATTTGCCCGACGCTCCGTTTGTCGGTGAAGGTTTGACTGGTTCTGTTGATGTTCCTGGTGTTCCTGTTTCTTTGGGTGCTGACGGCGTTGAGTTGTGGAATCACGTTTGGGCTGCGGGTCGTTCTTGGCTTGCGGTTGAATCTGATAGGACGATTGTCACTCTTCTGTGCAATGCGTTTGACGAACATGAAATGTTGCGTCGCGGTTTGCAGAGTGGCGAGTTTCAGAGAGTTTATGTTCACGCGAATGGTTCGCCTGTCACGACTCCTTACGTTACGCAATTGAAAGAGTTGCGTGCTCAAATGACTTCTTGGCTCGCAGCGATTGGGTTCTCACCGGCCGACCGCTCTCGCCTCGGTCTTGCTGAAGTTCGCGTTCGCGATGAACTCGATGAGCTTTCTCAGAAGCGTGACCGTCCTCGAACCGCCTAGTCCTGACTGGGAACCTGCGTATTCGGTTCCTTCGATTAGTGACAATACTCGTGGTGGTTATGTAAGTGATTTCGCTTCGTCGCTTTTGCGAGCGTCGCGTGGTTTCAAGGCCGGTGAACTTCTTGAATTTACTCCGTGGCAACGATGGTTGATGGACCGGGTTTTTGAAGAGAACGATGAAGGCTTGTTGCGTTATCGCCGAGCCATTATTGGTTTGCCAAGAAAGAACGGCAAATCGCTTCTTGGTACCGCGATTGCTCTTGAGCATTTGTTGTTCGGTCCAACTGGAGCACAAGTTTATTCTGCCGCGTCTGACCGTCAGCAAGCAAAAATCGTTTTCGGTGAAGCGCGTCAACAAGTTTTGAATAACCCGACATTGTCGCGAGTTGTGAAAGTGTACAGAGACGCTCTTGAACTTCCGTCTCGTGGTTCGGTTTACCGAGCTCTTTCCGCTGACGCTGCTAGCGCGCACGGTCTTGGTCCTTCACTTGTTATCGCTGATGAACTTCACGCGTGGCCTTCATCGTCGACGAACAAACGAGGAGACGAACTTTGGGACGCGCTCGTTACCGGTTCCGGTGACCGACCAGAATCTCTAGTACTTGGTATTACGACCGCGGGTGGTAACACGGACACTCTTCTTGGCCGATTGTATGAACACGGTAAACGAGTTGCAACTGGCGAGCTTGATGACCCGCAGTTCGGCTTCTGGTGGTGGGAAGCTAAACCCGAAGACGACCCGACTGACCCTGAAGTTTGGCGACGCGCAAACCCAAACCTCGCGCAAGGACTTTTGGACGAAGACGATTTCGTATCCGCTATCTCGAGCGCGGGTTCTGCAGGTTTTGCCGGATTCCAGCGTTTCCGCTTGAACCAATGGGTTCGTCTTGCCGGCGAGGATTTCATCACCCCGTATTTCTGGAACGAAGCGGCCCGAACCGGAGACATTGAACCGGGAAGTTCAATCGTTGCAGGTTTCGATGGTTCAGTTTCAGGTGACGCAACAGGTTTAGTTGCAATCGATGTTGAAACCGGTTTGATGAAAGTCATTTCGGTTTGGGAGCCTGACCCGAACGACCCCGATTGGACGGTCCCTCGCGACGATGTTCACGCGGTTGTCAAAAAAATGTTTGAAACATATGACGTGAAAATGCTTTGGTGCGACCCGTCTTTTTACGAACCAGACATTGCTGAATGGGCCAAAGAATGGAAACGACGCGTGGAAAGAATCCCGCCGACTAACCATAGAATGGCTCCTTTGGCTCAACAATTTATTGCCGACATCGTTGACAAAGAAGTTGGTCACCCAAATGACCCTCGACTTACTCGCCACGTTTTGAACGCGGTTGCGACAGAGGCCGGAAGTTTCCGAAAAGAAAAAAGACAATCGCCGCGCAAAATCGACTTGCTCGCATGCGCGGTTTTGGCGAATGGCGCCAGACACGCGGTCAAAGACCGTTCAACTAGAACACGAAGGGCGACAATTCTATGACTCTATCAGCTGACGAGCTTGGAGTTCTTGACCGTCTCGTGAAAAAGCTCAGTAATCACGAAGCGAAAAACATTCTTTTAGAACAGTATTACGAAGGAAAGAATCGTCTCAAGGACTTGCGAATTTCGATTCCTCCTCACATGACAAACGTTGATGCGGTTGTTGGTTGGGCCGGAACCGCAGTTCAGGTTCTCGAGGAACGACTTGACTTCGAGGGTTACTACGCCCCTGGAGACGACTTTGGTTTGAACGATATTTACCGAGCAAACGACCTTGATGTCGAATCAGGTCTTGGGCATCTTGACGCCTTGATTTACGGCTCGGGTTTTGTTGTCGTCGGGAAGGGCGCTGAAGGAGAATCTGACCCGCTCATAACGATTGAGTCGCCGCGGCGAATGACTTGTGTTTATGACATGCGTCTTCGTCGACTGACCTCGGCACTCTCGTTGAGCCGCGATGACCGGGGAAAACCAGTCAGCGCAACAATGTACCTTCCCGACGTCACGATTTATGTTGAGCGAGCATCAAACAATGAATGGATTGATGTTGCTCGAGACGAACACAATCTTGGCAGGGTGCCAGTAGTTTACATGCCCAACAACCCCAGGGCCGGTGACCCGTACGGCCGCTCCGAGATTTCTCGCGCTGTTCGCTCGTACACTGACTCGGCAATGCGCACGTTACTTGGCGCTGAAGTTGCTAGAGAGTTTTACTCGGCTCCGCAACGTTACGTTCTTGGAGCTCGCGAAGACTTCTTCCTTGACGCGGACGGTAATCCAATCAACAAATGGGACGTTGCGCTTGGTCGCGTTCTTGGAATTCCCTATAACGATGAAGACGGAGTTACGCCTTCGGTTGGTCAATTCCAGGCTAATTCAACTGGACCGTACTTTGAGCAATTGAAATCTCTTGCGCAAATGCTTGCGGCTGAAACGGCAATCCCGCCATCGTACCTTGGATTCCAAACGGATAATCCTGCAAGCGCTGATGCTATTCGTCAAATGGAAGCTCGTCTTGTAAAGCGAGCCGAACGTCGACAAAAGCAATTTGGCCGAGCATGGACCGAAGTCGGAAAACTTTCTCTACTTGTTCGCGACGGGATTATTCCTGATGGAGCAAACGAGATTAGACCGATTTGGCGTGACGCGTCAACTCCGACTCGAGCGGCAGCCGCAGATGAAGCGGTGAAGTTGATTTCAGCCGGAGTATTCCAGGCTAATTCTGAAGTTACTTGGAATCGAATTGGTTTGAGCGATACCGACAAACAAGTTCTTCGCTCTGAACAAACCGTTGCTGAAGCGAACGCATTCCTTGAGCAACTTGTACCTACTACAACTCAACCCGGAGTCTAACCTTGGCAATGACACGTGAGCGTTACTTGTTGCAGCAACGCAACCAGACAAACATTCGTCGTGTCAACGAGTTGATGGAACGTGAGTCTTTGACTTTGTTTGGTTCACTATCGAACCCGGACCAATCTCAAATGGGCGGTTTTCTGCGACGCGCTGTTCCTGGTCTTGTTGACAAATACGGCAGAATCAACGCGGCGGTTGCAATTCAGTATTACGATTCTCAACGAGCCGAATACGAAAAGCGTTATGCTTTGAAACCGACCGCTGGAACTTATGTTGACCCAAGAACTGGTCGACGACTTACGCGCAACACTTCCTCTCGAGCTCAAAACTATGCCGCGGCAAGATTGAAGTCAGCGACGTATGTTGCTTCTGTTCCAAAGTTCGACTCTGTGAAAAAGTCTGAACCGATTATTGGTTACGGAATGGCGCTGTTTCAAAAGAACGGTTTTGGTGGACTTCAAGCTGAAGTTACTAATGCAATGACTAGAGCAGTTGCGTCATTCAACCGAGACACGATTTTGTACAATTCTGCTCTCGACCCTGACGTCATGGGAGTTCAACGCGTTGCTCAATCTGGCGCTTGTGACTTTTGTCAAACCGTTGCTTTTGACAGTTACGGAGATGTTCGAGTAAGTTCATACGCAATTGAATTTCACAATCATTGTCAATGTTCAATCGAAACAATTTTTGAAGGTGACTCTGCATACCGACCGGATTACTATGATTCATTTCCGTACGGTGGAGAAGCCGGATTTGCGACTGACACATCGTCGCTAAAAGAAGACTTCGGGACGGGTTTCGTCTCGGGATAAACTTCCGACAAAACGTCGGTAAGCAGCCGCACGGCTGAGTGAATCACCTGCATAGGAGATAGCAAATGAGTGACGAGGTCACTGAAGAAAATCCAACCGTCGAGGAAACTGCTGAACCGCAGGGTTCAGAGGAATCGACTGACTGGAAAGCTGAAGCCCGTAAGTGGGAGAAGCGAGCAAAGGAAGCAAACGTTTTTCGTGACGACGCTGAAAAGTGGCGAGAATACGAAGAAGGTTTGAAGCCTGAACAGGAACGAATCCGCGAACGACTTACTGCCGCGGAACTTGAAGCTGAAACCGCACGGGTTCAACTTCTAAAATACGAGGTTGCAAATGAAAAGCAACTTCCAGCAGACGCGCTCGCTCTTTTGACCGGTTCAAGCCGGGAAGAACTTGAAGGCAAAGCCGACACGCTGCTCGCACTCATTGCGAATCAGTCGAAGCCGAAGACACCAATGCCAGACTTGACGCAAGGTCGAGGAATTGAAGGCAACGGACGCACCGCGGACCAATTCGCGGCTGCCATCGACGGCATTCTGTAATCCAACAACAAGGAGAAAAACATGGTTGACATCAACCGTTCGACCTCAGGCGTGCTTCTGCCCGAGGCCGTTTCTGGCGAAATCCTCGCCAAAGTTCAGGAAGCATCCATCATTCAGCGCGCAGCTCGCCGCGTCGCTCTCCCAGGTTCCGGAGTTGCTTTCCAGACTCTGACCGGAGACCCGACCGCAGCATGGGTTGGTGAAACCGAAGAGAAGCCAGTTTCGAATGGAACTGTTGGCTCGAAGGTTATCCGTCCTTACAAGCTTGCCGTCATCGAAACGTTCTCGAACGAGTTCCGTCGCGACAAGTCGGCTCTCTACGAAGCTCTCGTTTCGCGTCTTCCTGGTGCACTCGCCAAGAAGTTCGACACGACCGCATTCCACGGAACCGCTCCTGGTTCTGACTTCGACACGCTCGCAGCTGTTGAAGACGTCAACCTCGCTCCTAGCGTTTACGACGGAATGGTTTCCGCTCTCGGACTCATCGCAACCGCTGGTTAC